GCTATAGGATATGAAGCAGGTCATGATGTTTCTACAGGATTAAACAATACAATAATAGGTGGTAAAGCTGGTGATGCTTTAACAACTGGTAGCAATAATACAATTATTGGATATAATGCAGCTGCTTCAGCTGTAGATGTATCTAACGAAGTTACAATTGGTAATAGTAGTATAGCTAACGTAAGAATACCATCTGACTCAACTTTAAAAATAGGTGCTAGTGGTGATTTACAATTAGAACATGTTAGTAGTAATTCATTTATTAAAAATACAGCTGTTGGTGATTTATATATTGAAAACCAAGTTGATGACGCAGATATAATATTTAGATCAGATGATGGTAGTGGTGGTTTAGCAACTTATATGACAATTGATGGTGGTGCTGAATTAAATAGATTTGTAAAAAATGTAATGTGGAATGATAGTGTTGTTGCGTATTTTGGTGGAGGTTTTGATTTACAAATATATCACGATGGAACAAATAGTGTTATAAATAATACTACTGGTCATTTACAAATATATAACAACGCTGATAATGGTGATATATCATTCATATCTGATGATGGTAGTGGTGGTACTACTGAATATTTTAGACTTGATGGTGGTATAGAATTAAATGTGGTTTCTAAAACTATGTTATTTACTGATAACGTAAGAGCTGATTTTGGTAGTTCAAATGATTTAAGATTACAACACTCTTCAGGTAATAATTCAAGTTATATACAAAATTATACAGGAGATTTATATATTGAAAACTTAGCTGACGACAAAGACATAATATTTAAGTCTGATGATGGTTCGGGAGGCGCAACTACATATTTCTTTTTAGATGGAAGTTCAACACAAGTAAAATATGATGTTAATTTAAAAATACACGATAGTAAAAAATTAATATTAGGTGATGGTGATGATTTACAAATATATCACGGCGGTACTGATTCTGTTATTGAAAACAATGCAGGTGATTTATATATAAGCAATAAAGCTGATGATAAAGACATTGTATTTAGAAGTGATGATGGAAGTGGTGGTGTTACTGAATATTTTAGATTAGATGGAGGTTTAGCTACTGGAGGTACCGTGTACACTGTGTTTCCTGATAATTCAAGAGCAACTTTTGGAGCTGGTTACGATCTGCAAATTTATCACGATGCAAGTAATTCTTATATTAAACAAGGCGCGGGTGGTCATTTAATTATACAACAAGAAACTGATGATGGAGATATTCTACTTAAATGTGACGACGGCTCTGGTGGGGTAACAACATATCTTAGATTAGATGGTAGTACAAAAACAATTGATATACCAGATAGTATACCTTTAGCTTTTGGTAGTGGTGATGATTTAAAAATACAACATAACGGAACAGATAACTTTATAGACAGCTACAATGGTCATTTAAATATAAGAAACCACAACGCTGATAAAGATATTATTTTTCAAGCAGATGATGGAAGTGGTAGTTTAGCTGAATACTTTAGATTAGATGGTGGATTAGGTTACAGTGTAGTAAGTAAAACGTTAAATTTTATCGATAATAATCCAGCTTCGTTTGGTGGTGGTGGTGATCTTGCAATAAAACACGATGGAACTGATTCAACTATTATAAATAACACAGGTGATTTATATTTAAGAAATTTAGCTGATGATAAAGATATTATTTTTCAATCAGATGATGGTAGTGGAAGTTTTGCTACATATTTTCAATTAGATGGTAGTGATGGTTTTAGTAAAGCACATAAAAAAATTAGATTTTTAGACAATGTTAAAGCAAGTTTTGGTAATGTTGATGATTTAGAAATCTATCACGATGGTAGTGATTCTATCATAAAAGATGGTGGTACAGGAAGTTTAGATATAAGATCAAGTCATGTTCATATAACAAGTTCAGCAGGTGGCAGTAATATGGCACAGTTCTTTAGCGGTGGTAATAGTTATATTTACGCAAACAACGTGTTGAGAATAGAAGCAACTACTTCTGGAGCAAAAGTATATGGTGATCTTGAAATAGAAAATTCTTCAGATGGTATTATATTAGAATCACCAAATGGAACAAGATTTAGAATAACAGTAGATAACTCAGGTAATTTATCAACTACTTCATTATAGTAAAAACTAAATAAAACAAGTAAATATATATAAGTAATTAATAATCAATAAATAAAATTAAATTATGAGTGAAGAAACATGGAGTGCTGACGAATTAGCACAGCAAATAACAGCTACACTTGATTCAGTAGGTATTGTTGAAAGAATTAGAGCTGTTGAAGAAGCAGATAGAACTGAAGATCAAGTAGATGAATTAGCTAGAAACGAAAGACACATACAGCTTAAAATGGCTATTACACAATTTGTATCTGGCTTATCAGTAGATGAAAAAGCTAAAATAGACGCATTAAGATTATAATATGAAGAAATTTTTTATAGAAGTAAAAAGAAGATTTAAGCTTGTTTTAGTAGAGCTTAGAGATGTTTTTAAAGCAACTAAAGAAGTCGGTAATCAAATCGGTGATATTGGTGATGCTGTGAAAGGTAAAAAAAGAAAAGGCAGAAAAAATGTCAAAAAATAAAAAAAAGTTTTCAGAAACTAAAGTTGGTGCTTTTTTAAGTAAAGCAGCGCCAGGTATATTAGGCACTGTTGGTGATGTATTACCAGACAGTGGTGTATTTGGTGTAGTAAAAAACTTAATACAAAAAGAACCAGCTTTACCAGCTGAAGATAAAGAAAAAGCAATGAAACTATTAGAGATGGATATAGTTGAAATGCAAGAAGTATCAAAGCGTTGGGAAAGTGATATGAAGTCAGATAGTTGGCTTAGTAAAAATACTCGACCAATGTCTTTAATATTCCTTACTATATCTATGGTTTTGTTAATATTATTAGACAGCTTTGAGTGGAGCTTTAGTGTTTCACCTGGCTGGGTTGATTTATTACAAACATTACTAGTAACAGTGTACGTAGCTTATTTTGGTTCACGTGGCGCTGAAAAATTTCAAACAATTAGAAATAAAAATTAAATTAAATTAAAATTATGAGTGAAAAAGAATTAAAAATTACAGAAGAACAATTAAAAAAAGTTCAAGCGCAAGTAAAAGTTAGAACACAATTAATAGCTGACATCGGCGCGACAGAAGCTCAAAAACACGAGCTACTTCATGCTTTAAATAACGTTATGCAGAAAACAAAAGAAACTGCTGATGAATTAGAAAAAGAGTACGGTAAGATCAATATTAATCTTGAAGACGGTACTTACGAAGTTATTAAAGAAGAAGAAGTAAAAGAAGAAAAATAAATATAATTCCTATGGCTAAGTTAATTAGAAAAATAAGCATAGGAACTGACTATAAAAATGAAGCAATGCATTACTCTGTAGGCCAACAGGTCTACGGAGGACATTGCATATGTGATATATTATTTGATAATAAAGATAATTCTTATAATATATTTATTAAAAAAGAAGACGAAGTTATACCATGGAAGAAGTTTAATTCTAACATGGCTATATCAATTGAATACAATTTAGAGTATTAATGCAAAGTTTATTTAATTTTATAGTACAACCAAAAAATAAAAGATACGAAAACGAAGTTGATATTAATGGTAAAAAACTTATTATTAATACAACTATGGACGATCATAAATATGTTAGTAGAATAGGTATAGTAAAATCAATACCTAAAATTGGTGAAACAAATATTAAAGTTGGTGATGAGGTTATAGTTCATCATAATGTTTTTAGAAGATTTTATAATATAAAAGGCGAAGAAAAAAACAGCTCATCATATTTTAAAGAAGATTTATACTTCTGTTATTATGATCAAATATTTTTATATAAACAAAACGGTGAATGGAAAGCACCTTTTGAGTTTTGTTTTGTAAAACCTATTGAAAATAAAAAACAATTTGTAACAGTTCAAAAAGAACGTCCTCGTGTTGGTATACTAAAATATGGTAATAGTTCCTTAGATGCTTTTAAAGTGCACGAGGGAAGTCTTGTAGGGTTTAGCCCAAGCAGCGAGTATGAATTTATTATAGAAAATGATAGATTATACCGTATGCGAACTAATGATATTACAATTAAATATGAATACAAAGGAGACGAAGTTGAATATAATCCAAGCTGGGCAAGTGGCTGTGGACGAACTTATTAAAGTTGCTAAAGAACCTATTGTAGACTCAGAAGATGATATAAGCGCTGATAGATTAAAAAATGCTGCAGCTACAAAAAAGCTAGCTATATTCGATGCTTTTGAAATACTTAAACGTATACAAGAAGAAAAAAATATGCTAGAAGATAAACCTAAAAAAGAAACAAAAGAAAAAACTTTTAAAGGTTTTGCTGAAAAGAGGTCTAAATGAAATACGAACAAACTTTAATAAAAGTACTCAAAGACTATATTAAACCTAAAGTTTTAGCTAGAAATAATAGATATAAAAAATGGGAGTATGGTTATAATGAAGATCACGACTTTGTAGTTATAAGTAAAACAGGTGAAATAGGTGAAGTATATGAAATACAAAATTTAAAAATAGCTTTACCAAAACAAAAAAATGTTCATAAGTTTAAACAAAACACTTGGACTAAATTTGATTATCCTGATGAATTAAAAAAAATTAAAACTGTTTACGATTTTAAACAGTATCCACAAGATTTTAAAGAAAAATGGTATGATTACATCGATAATGAATTTACCCGTAGGGAAGAAGGTTTTTGGTTTTATAACAAAGACGTTCCTACTTACATTAGTGGTACTCATTACATGTACTTGCAGTGGTCTAAGATTGACGTCGGTGCACCAAACTTCCGTGAATCAAATAGATTATTCTTTATTTTCTGGGAAGCTTGTAAGGCAGATTTACGCTCCTTTGGGATGTGTTACCTTAAGAATAGGCGGTCAGGGTTTTCTTTCATGGCCTCAGGAGAGGTGGTTAACTTGGCAACCATATCAAGTGACTCCAGGTATGGTATATTATCCAAGTCTGGACCCGATGCCAAGTCTATGTTCACAGATAAGGTGGTACCCATATCAGTTAATTACCCCTTCTTTTTCAAGCCGACCCAGGACGGAATGGACAGGCCCAAGACCGAGCTTGCCTACCGTGTCCCCGCAACCAAGTACACCCGTCGTAAACTTACCGCCCCAACCAACGACGAAGCCTTGGAAGATTTACAAGGACTTGACACCACGATCGACTGGAAAAATACAGGTGATAACTCCTACGACGGTGAGAAACTCAAACTCCTCGTACATGACGAGTCCGGTAAATGGGAGAAGCCGAACAACATACTCAACAACTGGCGGGTCACGAAAACGACATTAAGATTAGGTAGTAGAATAGTTGGTAAATGTATGATGGGTTCAACATCAAACGCGTTAGACAAAGGTGGTGATAACTTTAAAAAATTATACTATGACTCAGATGTCACTAAAAGAAACCGCAATGGACAGACTCGCT